GAAGCGCGTGTACCTCCAGGACGTCATCAAAGGCTCCAAGGGCCCGTGGACTCACGTGAACGGAGACCCCTGGGATTTCAGAGAGGAAAACCTCGTCAAGTCGGCCGTCAGGACGGTCAAGCGCACAGATGCTTCGTCCAAGGGTGTGGGGATCACGTACGTCGCGAGCCGTGAAAAGGGCAAGGCCTGGAAGGTGACTTTGACCGGGAAACTGATCGGTTATTTCAAGACTGAAGAAGAGGCTATGAAGGCCCGGCTTAAGGCTTTGATCACTTCAAGTCCTATGATTAAGTTTGTTCCGGAAGGAACGGACCCAGACGGGCCATCGGGTATGAAGGACCGGGCCTCGTACAGAGCTGAGGGTGGCCGTCCAGACGCATACCTGGACCCGGACGACGTCGAGGACACGCCCCTTGCACCTTATCCATTCACGTACGGGTCAGAACCTATAAAGGACCGTGACTACTGGAAGACCATCCCACCCCCTGGTACAATTTGAACACTGGGTGTTCAAGAGCCACCGCCCCTACTAGACCTTTCATTTCAATTTTAAAATTGATTCTTCCTTTCAATCTTAAAGTTGAAAACCCATAATGTACTTTTTGTACCAGTGAACCCGTCTTCACCCTGCCCCAAACAAATCTCCCTAGAGGGACGCCGCGCGTCCCGTCGCAAACTAATGTTTGCTCAGAGTAGATGAGTACGTTCAACCAAAACTCAGGGACGGCCGTTCCGACCCTGATAAACTCGTCCGCGGTCCTAGTGACCGGCAATGCAGTTTCATCGAACGCACTGACCGTGAGGCAGTTCGGCACGGGCAACGTGTTCAGCGCCCAGACGACCACCGGGTCCACGGCTCTTTTCGTGGGTGCGAACGGGAATGTAGGGGTGGGGACGACGAACCCGGGGTACACGCTAACGAGCGCCGGAACCATATGCGGCCCATACAGCTCCATTCCTCTTCTCGCGTGTTACGCACAGGGCTCGGGGAATTTCACATACGCGAACGTCATCAGTTGCTCTTACGTAAACTCGAGGGACTCTACGCAGATTTTCACACCTGGGAACGGTGGCAACGGTGGTGCACCCGTTATGACTCTTCAGGCGGGTAACTACGTCGGTATTGGCACTACGAGTCCATTGACGACTCTTCATATCGCCAGTGACAAGAGCCTGGGCCCGACGATTTATGCGGCTGACAATTCGAATCCGGGTCAATTGATCATATCGGGAGCTACAATTACGAACCGGAGACTCGGGCTCATGTACGACACATCAAACAACATAGCCCTGATTCAGTCAATGGAATACCTTACGGGTGCCAAACCCCTTATTCTCAATGGCGCCGGTGGCAACGTGGGTATCGGGACGACCGACCCCAAAGGCACGTTCAACGTCTTGTCGGGAAACGCAGGTTATCCAGACGCGTCGGGCACGGGGTCGTCGAACGTCGTGGCGCGGATCCAGAGCGGCTCGATCTGCCTCGACTTTGGTTCCATCGGTGGGACCAACCCTTTTTGGATCCAAAATCACTTGAGCACGAACAACGCCACGAATTACCCGATCCTTTTGAATCCTAATGGAGGAAGTGTGGGTATCGGGACGACGAATCCCAAAGTATCTCTTCAAGTGGGCTCGTCTGCATCCGATTACGCGAGTTCCACAACAAGTGCACGAGTGAATATCATAGGCCCTTCATGCACACCGAGCTTAACAACAAATCAGACGCTTGTCTCGACGCTTTTCGTGGGCACGGAAGATACACAAGCAAATAACAAGGGGGCGTCGATTGGATTAGGGGCGCTTCAGGGTTTCAGTTCGTCACACGCAATGCAGGCGCGCATCAGTGGAGTACCTAACAACTCAGGTGGCATTTCGGGCGACTTGGTGTTCGAAGTACTCTACGCAAATACTGGGGGCGTACGTGAACGAATGCGTATAAACGGAGCAAGTGGCAACGTCGGCATCGGGACGACGAATCCTTCGTACCCTTTGCAAGTTCAAGCGACGGCGGCCACCGGTAGCACGGCCGCTCGATACTTCAACAATCCCACGGCCCTCACAACAACAGGCGGATCTGTTTTTAACGTGAGTATTCTCGGAATAGGCGACATTGGCACCAACGGGTCGATAGTCGCATTTTCAGACAGACGCGCTAAAATTCTCGAATCAGACCCCACTGAATCGTACTTGAATCTCGTCAACAAGGTGGACGTTCGCCAATACTCGTGGATCGACAAGATTTCAAAGGACTCGTCGAAGAAGATAGGGTTCTTCGCTCAAGAGGTCGAGAAGGTTCTCCCCGATGCGGTCGGGACAACGACAGGTGTCGTACCGACCATTTACCACGAGGCTGACGCGTTTACCGAATCTACAATCACCCTGACGAACCACGGCCTAACGACCGAAAGGAAGCTCGAGGTCGTGGACCCCGAGAACGGCAAGACCACTATCGATATCGTTCGGGTCATCGATGCAGATAATTTGGAAGTGAAATTCGAAAAGGTCCCCAAGGACAAACTTTTCGTGGTGGGTCCAGAAGTTGATGACTCGCGCATGGTGAATCACGACTACCTGATGGCGGTCGGGTTCGGGGGCCTCAAGGAACTCCATGCACTGGTCAAGACCCAACAGACGACTATAGAGATGCTGACTGAGAGACTTGCCGCTCTAGAAGCCAAGCTAAACTCTCAGTAAATACCAGTAAGAGATGACGACCCGTCTCCTTTTCGCAGACTCCAAGAACCGTGACGTAGCCTTGTACCCCTCAGGCAACTCATACACACTGCACCTCACGAGCCCCATAAAAGATATAGAGCGCGTAGACCTGGTCAGTGCGCGCGTCCCGAATACCGTATTTAACTGCACAAACGGTTCCAACGTAATCAGCATCAATTCGAGCAATGTCTCCATCAACCCAGGATTCTATTCAGTTTACGGGTTGGCTCAGGCGCTCACCACCACTTCCCTGACCCTCGAGTACTTGCCAGATGAAGGCCACTTTCTCTTCTCGAGCGCGACCCCCTTCACAATCTTCATACACTCAGCCGAACTCTCCAAGATGCTCGGCCTTTCCCGGGGCACGATGCACACGTCCGCCCTCGCAGGACCTACCGACCCGTCGTACACCGGCAAGTACATTCTGAGGAGTTCAACGCTGGTTGACATGTCTATAAATGAATACATCTTCCTGGACATTGACGAACTCAGGACGCCCAGCCACGTGGACACGGGCGCCATCACCGGCGCGAACGGCACGATCACGGGGTCGAACGCCAACCGCAACTTTGCCCCCGTCATGATGGATGTAGGCTCGGCCTGTATCAAGAATTTCCACGAGTGCAAGGATTACTCGGTGTCTGTGACGTATCCCGAGCCCATCGCAAGCCTGCAGCGTCTGACGGTCCGGTGGGTCGACAAGAACGGCGCGCCCGTAAACTTCAGGGGCTGGGACACGAACGCATTCGTTCTCAGACTTCACATTCGGGATCGCGAATCTGAAGAGGAGCAGGAGGACCTGAAGGACATGAGCCGACGACTTGGGGAACTGGAAATCAAGCGCATGCTTGATGAGCAGGCCAAGCCGCCGCCACCGCCCCCGCCGCCCAAAAAGACGCCGTTCGGCAAGTGGACGATCTTCATCCTCGTTTTACTTTTGTTATTGGGTTTCTGGGGTTACAAGACGTTCATACGGCCTAACCCGGTGCAGGACCTTTACGCAGCGTAAACAGGCTTATCTGGTTACGGCGTAGACTGCCGTAGGCTTCTGGATGGTCACGTTACGGGCGGCGAACTTGATCAGCATGAAGCCCAGGACGGCCAGGAGGGTCGTCAGGAGGGCCGTGATCAGGAAGAACGAGCCGGTGTTCTTGGGGACCTGGATGAGCATGCTGACCCAGAAGCGGACCAGGTCCAGGATGGACAGGCTGGCCGTGAAGAACAGGGAACCGACGATCGCGTTCAGGGCGAAGGACTCAACCTCGACAGCTGCGGAGACAAGGGTGCTGGCCATTTTATACTAGGGGCGGGGAAAAAAGTTGAATGGGGCCGGCCCAGCCGGCCCCGTCCAAGGACCCTAGACTCCATGAATTCCACGGACTGGTGCGAAGCACGGCTCGGTGAAATCCATGAAACTCTCTGGAAGCGAGGGTCCTTCAGCTCCGTGAAATCCATGACCGGCTGCGCCGTCTTTCAGACGCCTAGAG